CCCCCGTCTATAGCATAGTAGTTGTAGGCCGGCAGTGGGGGGGGAGTTAAGGAACTCCCCCCCGACGACCGTTATCCTAAGCACAAATTCCTATTTGTGTATTTCAACGTATCTATGCCGAATCCGTGTCTTATGCCTTTTAGCATAAGATCCCGCGACAAACTCAGGCGACCAGCCTTGGGTCACCTTCCTTAAGTACTCACCGTACCTTTGGAGAGTATCCAATCCCGGGTCCGAATAGGATACACCAGTTAAAACTGGTACGCGGCGCTCGTAGACCTGAAGGCCTACGTTGATCCGTGACCTATTTAGAGAAATAGGGGGATCCCACCGAGTTGACCAATACGCCAAATAAGGCGAATTTGGTTTTCCAAAGGGGATGTCGAATCGCTGCAGAAGCGATTCGAGTCTTAAACTAGTCTTGTAGAAGCCTTTATCAAATAATTGATTAGAGGTAGATACAAGACTAGCAATGTCAGCGGGCGATGATGCACTGACCGTTCTCAGCTTAATTGGAGTTACGAGGACACCGCGGAAGTAGTCTGTGCCGCAGGACTCTTTAAACGGTCCTGAGATGCAAGACTTCTCGCGGTTTACCTTTAATCGTAATTCCTCGAGGAGTGATATATAATCGCAAGCATAACGCTTGGGAATAATTATATCATCCCCGTAAACATAAGTCTGAGAGACAGCAGCCGCAGCACGAGCGCACCCTACAGCAAGAGCATAAAAGCAAATAGCCTCTATAGGAAAGCATAAAGCACTTCCTTGAGCGGCGTACTTGTTCAAGTGCACAAGCTCTCCGTCAGGTAGACGGCTATGGGGGCTTCTGAGCGCAAGAAGGTGCTTTAATAGGTATGGCTGCCCGGCGAAAAGCCGAGCAACCAACCACACCGACACGCGATCAGAAGCGTCGCTGAGGTCAATAGTGGCAAAATGATCATCAATTGATGCCAATCTTGCCAATTCTTGATTGACACTTTGATCAGTGAAGTTAATCCTACCCCTAGATAGGGGGTGGTTTTCGATCCACTGATACAGCGATCTTCTTAAACCCTGTTGAAGCCATTGGTATTCTAGTGGTTCACAAGCAATTGTTCGTGGGCCACGTGAATCCTTTGGAACAAACAGAACTTTGTTAATCCCTACCTCTTTAACACTGCGGCGGCGATAATGCCGGACAGTGCACAAAAGATGATGAGGGTTAATATAGAAGAATCCATAGTAAGGGTAGACATCATGTATAACCTTATATTTTGTAGAGAACACGCGTTTCTCATGGGGACGTTCGCCGCTTGCGACGACGCCCGGACCATGAGAGGGTATAATGTCCTTGGGGTCAAATCCCTCAAATAATTGAGTGATAAACTCCTCGGCATATACAAGTGCTGCAAAATGCTTCGGTTTAAGGAATGGGACAGTAGTCCCGATGCTAGCATCAACTTCCTTAAACTTCAACATTGCCGCCGATAACTGTGCCTTATCGAAAGGAAGCTCTACCTTATAAAAAAGATAGAAAACCTGCCGAAGTTCAGTTATCGCAGGAATGCTCGCATTACTGCGTAGCAGACCGGTGTCATCGAACACCTGAGCCATCAAACCGTGCAGAAGCGCGGGAAGAGCTGTCCTCCTGTACCTTCGAAAATTCGAAGGGCATGAGAACAAGCCGGAGCTCAGGCCGAGGTCAAAGGCCCGACCGAGTTTAGGAAGCGTTTTCGTAAGAAAACCTATACCTTCTCGGTTGAGTCTCCAAAGAAGAGTGTGCAAATCGCGACACGCTTCTTTGTGACCAAGGATCGGTCTAAGATCATCGATTATTGACTGCACGAGCGCAGCAGAAAATTCTGTTGCACTAGGCTTTATGGCTACCATAAGGAAGGCCTCCCTAGAGGCCAAACTAAGTCCGATGCAGTCACGCTAGACACGAGGCCTAGTTGTCATCAAGCGCTAAAGCCCCCTGCGAGGAAAGCGGCACGGAAACCGCTAGTCCCCATGAGGCTGATCATATCTGTCCACGCGTCGGTAAACTCCGTGTCACCCGAGCCTTTCGGCTGGGTGGCCACCAGATGAACTGATGCCGGCCAGAAAAGACCGTTGGAATCCGAAAATTGGAATCCAATCTTAGCCAAGTGACGATTAGGTTTATTACCAGAACCATTGGCATGGGAAATTTCGAGATAGGTCGGGTAAGTCTGACTACCTGTAGCCAGAATTATACGATCAACTCGAGACCCAACGCTGGACTGGAAAGTATAAACCCGTGTATTAAGCGTGATGTCATCTAATGACATAGTAAGGACCTCTTCATGCATTAATAAGTATATGGGACACTTCAACGCTATCTCAAGCGTTGACTCGCCAATGCCCCACCGAGTATTAGCTCGTGGAGGGATAAATTATCCCACGTAGGTAAAGGTGCGAGAGCTTGGAGCCTGCTAAGAGTTTCATGCTCAAGCAGGTACCGGCTGTACCGCTTATTGGTGTAGCGGCAGTAGCTTGCCGAATCCGGAAAATCGTTCGTCAAAACACTCCCAGAGGGAGGATTTCGAGATGCAACCCAATCGATTTGGGTAGTGTACTTGCGACTTACTATCATTTGATCAATGGTAAAAGTCACTGGTATAGCACCAGGGTCGAAAGATTCCAAAGCATTAGATATGCCCAAGAACCAATCGACCACGAACGAGAACGGAATGGCATTCCAGATGATACGAGGATCGCTGCGAAAGCCGATGTACTTACGGAAAACCTTAGGTACATCTATTTTCTTGAGCCCAATAGTATAAGAACCAATAATGGTTGCATGATACTCTTGAAGGCCAGGAAAAGTGGTCCGCGTAAATTCTCGCCACAGCAAGAAAGAACCGAGCGTATGCTCGGCCTTCTCATTCGAGGAAAAACGCTCACGATAATGCCACTTCTCCGTCTTACCTGCACCACGCAGGAATGCGTCGAGTTTTGAGTTGAACTCAATAACGCTCGAAGCAAAGTCGGATATTGACTGTATCATAGTGAGAATCCCGAATTCGAGGTTCAAGTACTGCCCGGAGACAGCCTTTGAAACGCGCTTCAGAGCGGACAGAAATGATTCACCTCTGCCGCCAAAAAGACCCAAAGCGCGAAGAGCGTTCATGATGTCCTTAAGATCGTCGCCGTGAGGAACAATACGAGCAAGGTCTCTTAATTCTAAGAGATCATTGACGAGTTGACCTGGAGCGCGAAATTTTGGCTTACAATGTTGGTATGCCCTGAGGTAAAACTGAAACATGTTAAACCCAGGAACAGGAACCTGATCAGCAGATGGGAATACAGGATCTGTAACCCAAACCACTTGATTATGGTTCTCACCCGCAGTAGCGGGTGGCGTGGTAACGATAGTAAGTTTGAAAGGTGGGAGATAATTGTATTTAATCTCTATCTTACTATGCTCACAATCGTTAGCATGCTGCTTACCAACACCATACTCTATAACCTCCGACGCGGTATCCGCGTAGGGGCCCCAGGGCCCAGACGTATGAGTACTACTTGAGTAGTGCCCAGAGGCGTCAGTAGCCCAATGAACTTCAGATACTAAGTAGTATCTAGAAGCAAGAGTACGGGAACGCGACTTAATCGCCATAAAGCAAACCTCGTGCTGTCATCTGTCGATAGAGTGCGCAAAAGC